TCATGATAGGGCCTCCCTTATATCCATCGTCCAGGTACGTTCCACCTTGGGGACGTACACGATGCGGATGCCGGAGAGGACGATGTGGGGGACCCTCCTGCCCGGATCGAGGAAACAGTACACGCGATGGTTCCTGATACATTCCTCGCATCTCATTCCAGCAGCCTCCAGTATGCGGTCGGGTGTCCCGACTCGTCGATGATCTGGTCCACCTGCCCCCTCCTCAACAGGCTGCAGAGGAATTTGTTCGCGTAGGCTACCGGGTTCATGGCGGTCAGTCCCTGCTCCGCGAAGTAATCCAGGCTGGCGTCGGCGATCTGACGGGTGCTGTACCACCCCGGACCCATCTTACGCAGTATCTCGCGGAGGTCGGCGGCATGGCTCATTCATCCGCCTCCCAGATGATGTAGAGGTCCTCTATGTCGCAGACCTCCAGGTCTATACCGAGGAGGCGGTCGGCGGCGCGCTTCATATCCAGGTTTAGGTTGTCGCGGAGGCTCTCGATCACTTCCTCCCTGCTGTCGCCGGGGGTCACGTTGAGGTAGGTCCAGTCGAAGGGGAGCCATAGGGCCGCTTCGGGAAGGTCATCCCCGGTGCGGGGGTCGAAGGGGTGGACGGTGACTTTGATGAGTCCCTTGGCCATCCAGTGCGGGTGGTCGGAACAGTGCTCCCCGCGAGCCATGCGCGAGTACTCGTCGCGGTCGTATTCGGGGTTGTATCCCTCGCTCATTCGCCCGCCTCCGGGATGCGGTGCATCGTCATACATATCTCTCCTCGTAGATGAGGTCCCTCTTACAGTGCTGGCAGCGGTAGACCGTCCTGCATCTGATGAGTTCTCCCATCAAATCGTTCCTCTGTTCCGTAACGACCTCGCGGCCGCACATGCAGCAAACCATCGTCGTCATTTCTGTTCCTCCTGTTCTTCCTTGGGTATCCTGGTGAGTCTGACACGGACCATATCTCCGGGGTTCAGGCCCATGAGGGCGATCTCCCTCGTGATACGCACGACGTATCCCGTTCCGCACGGGACGATCTTCTTGTCCGACTCCATCCTGTCTGCGTAATCGCTCATTCCGTGCGCCTCCAATATGTGACCCTCATCTTGGTATCGGGGGAGTAGTCCAGCCGGGTCTTGCTGACCATCCCGTATTCAGCGAGTACCTTGAGGTACTTGTATGCCTTCGTGACCCTCATGGTCCCGTCTCCGTGGACACGGTTCCTCTCCCAATAGTCTGCCATGAGATCGGCTATCTCCCGGGTGGTGAACTCGCGGTCCCCCATCCCCTCGACCAACGTCCTTACATAGTCCAGATGTGACACTTCACTTCTCTCCTGTTCTCCATTTCCTGACTTTGCCGCAGCTCGAACATATCGCTTGCCAGCGTTCCGGAATCTCATACCGGGTCTTGTAGACGGCCATAGTGTTGTGGCATCTCGGACACTCGGTATACGAATCCAGGAACATCTTGGCCGTCATCTCAATATCTCCGTGGCGAATCTCCCGCTGTTCAATCCCTTGCGGAACCTGTCTGCGGAGATCGGCAGCTCGACTATCGTCCGTATCCCTCTTCCCGTGACCTCCGGCGGTATGAATACCGTCACGGGCGCACCGTCCTTGGTTATGCGGTCTATCAGTCCGTTGTCGTTGATACGGACGGTGTAATCGTAGATTATGTGGTCCCCTTCGGACAGGACCTTCACGGGACGGGGCCTCCTCGCCAGATCGGAACGGTACTCGTACACGGTATTGCGCTCCGACTTGTCGTGCGCGATGTGCCCCTTTTTCAGCAGATTGCACAGGATCCCCGAGATCGTGCGCGCATACAGGGAATAACGGGAATCCCCGACCTCGTAGCCTGATACGGCCTTCGTGATGTCGCGTATCGTCATCGGCCCCTCGTCCCTGAGGATGGAGATGATTATCTCCTCGTTCTCGCGGCAGATGCTGTCCCTCTTGAACTTCACATCCCCGCCTCCTTGTCCTCGTATGGATCGTCCCCTGTGATGCGGCCGGACGGCTCGGTCTCTTCCAGGAATATCCCGTCCTTCGCCAGACGGATGGAAAGGGCGGCATCTATCATCTCGGCCATGCAGCGGTCGCACAGACAGAATACCTCTCCGCTGTAACGTATCCCTTCGGGGTAGATACAGATTTTCGGCTCATGGATGAACCGGTGCCAGAGTACGGAATCCGTGTTCCCGCATACCTTGCATACCGTCATTCCACCCTCTCCCCCAGGTCGATGGTCTCGATCTGCTTGGGTTTGCCGAACAATCCGTTGAGGGTCGCGCCGACGATCTGCTCTATCTCGGACGGTTCGCGCACATACTCATCCTGGACCTCGATGGCCGCGATGTTGTGCAGGTTGATGTAGACGATCTTGCCCTCGATGGTGCGTATGCGCCTCCATTCCACGCAGGGCGGCGGGTTGAAAATTCCCTCGATCTCGTCGCTTGTGACGTAGGTGCGCCCGTTGCCCGCGATGATCTTGTAGAACGTCATCGGTTCAACTCCTGTATGATGTCCTCGACATGATAGAGCATGTTGAGTTGATCCTCGAATCTCTCGATGCCGTGCTTGGCGCACACGTCCCTGGCGACGGCTTTCACGAGGGCATGGTATCTGCCCGCGCATCTCAACTCGTCCATCGTGTATTCGTCCATTATCCATTCCCTGCATATCTCCGGACGGGGTAACATTCACATCACGTTCTCCTGTATCCATCTGCCGATACAGATGTCGGCATTCTCCCCGCAGTGGAGGTAGGCGCGCGGCATCCTGTACTCTTTCGCGTTCATCTTGACGATGATCTCCTCCCCGCACGGCCTTGCGGTCAATACCGTGCCCGAGGGTCCGAACCTCCTCATGAGGACGATTGCTTTGTTGTATTCATACACACGGGACAGCCCATCGAGGTCGTCGGTCGTGTCCCCCGGGTCTATGGGGGGGTATCCGATAGGTGAGAACCCCAGGTCCATAAGCGACTCGATGTCGTGGTAGACCGCCCATACTTTCTCCCTGATCTCCTGTTCTCTCTCGTCTTGCTTCATCATGTGAACCTCACATCGTAGTCGGAATTGTACTTCACGGTTCCGCTGACCGAGACCCTGCGCGCGTAGGTTATATCCCCTCCGGTGTCGGAGAAATCGCACCAATACGCGCCCGGCTTGAGGCCGTAGTAGTCCTCGCAGACCTCCGGGGTCGCCCAGACCATCGCTCCGATGGGCGCGTAGTGGTTCTCGGTCCTGTCCTCCTGTCCCTCGAACTGGCAGTAACCCAGGACGTAACCGGGGGTGTAGACGAGGACATCGGCGGTCAGTTGGGTGTCGCTGTCGATCTTACCGTCCCTCGCCAGTGACTTGTATACGCACACGAACGCGGCGCGCACGCTGTTGAGGTCCGTGGACGTGTATTCCTTCCCCGTAGGGGGGATGACGATCTTGAACTCCATCACTCCGCACCCCCGAACATGAAAACCTCGTCGCGGACCGTTCTCTTGTCGGACAGATACATGTCCCTCTCGATGGGCAGTCCGAACGGGGGGAACCTGACCTCCTGGAGCTGTTTGAGGGTGACGTATCCCCACTCCCAAAGAAGCTTACCGGGGTGGAACTGGCTCGGAAGGCCCAATGTGAACAGTCCGTAGAAGAGCCAGTCCCCGTCCTCCCTTTCCTCGGCCTCGGTGATGAGCCATGTGGCTGCCGATCCTCCGAAGAACTTGACGAGACACTTGTTGTCCAGCATGTCCCTCCCCTCGCACTCGGTCGAGTAAAGGGGGTACTGACGGAGTTTGCGCTTGATCTCCTCGGTCAGCAGCTTCATTCCTCCGCCTCCTCGATGTAGCCGAGGGCGTAGACCTTGACCTCGCGGGCGTAGTCGTCGAAAGTCCCCTCGCCCTCCTGGATGAGGTCGTAGTCCTCATCGGCTTCGAGTTGGTAGACGATGACGGCGTGGTCCTTCTTCTCCTCGCGGGTGAAGTGCTCCCACCTGTTGAGGGCCTCGGTCAGCGCATCAACGATGTCGTAGGTTGTGTAGTCCTCGCAGAAGCTCCTGAAGGTCAGGTCCCTGGTTACGACGACGTACATCAGTCCGCCTCCTGGGGGCGGTGCGCCTCGATGGAGCCGAGAAGCTTGACGGCATTGTCAAGGGCGTTGTAGTATCCTCCGAGGTTTCCGGCCTTGAGGTAGGCGCGGGCGGCGATGAGATGGTCGCTGACTGCCCCCAGGTAGATCCGGAGGGTGTCATCGTTGGGGCGGAGTCCGGCGAGGGCCTTGAGACCCTCGACGGCGGCGGTGATCTTCTGGATGCGGGCCTTATCGACGATGCGGAGGGTGTTCTCGTACTGGGCGGTTGTCATATCAGTGCTGGCGGTTGTCATTTCGATTCCTCGTTTGGCCGTTTCCGGCTTGTTGTGTATAAGTATTACTCGGTAGTATATATATCTATTGTCTATCCCCGTCCGGGTCCGATCGGCCGCAGCCGTCCCTATCCCCCTCCGTATATATGCGCGCGTAACCGTATGCGCGAAAGTAAGCAAACTGGTTATAATTCGGTATCAATACGAACTTATTTATATTAGCGAGTATTACTATATCTCGAAGCCGTGAAAGACGGCAGATAGGAAGGAATCGAGAATGACAACCCCTGAATATGTCGATACCCCCCGTTGGGGTAATGTTAAGATCACCGCCGCGTTCAAGGACGTGATGTCGGCTGCGATGGCCGGGTTCACCGAGCCGACCGGACGTTCCGATGTGAAGGGCAAGTGTGTCGGATCCAAGGCCGATGAACACGGTCACGGCTGGTGCAAATTCCAGTGGTGCATCATCCAGGAGGGACAGTGATGGATTGGACATCCGTGTTAGTCGGACTGCTGAACATCGCGTTTTTCTGGAGAGTGAACGACTAAGACCATATCCGGCACGGACGGAAAGCGGGGGCCGCGGCATCCCATAACGCGCAGGTATCTATCCCACCTGTTATCCCACCCCCGCCCGTACACCGTGCCGGGTTTGGTTTTTAAATATCATTTCAACGATATGAAGATCAAAAAGGAACATCCTAACTGGTGATTGAAATGGCAACAACTACCAAAACCAAGAAATCCCCGTGGTCTATGTGCCACGGAGCCGTAAGAACCAAGGCCGCATCGAAGAAAGAGCATACCTTCGATCTGACCGCGAAGGACTACGAATCGGCAATCAGGCAGATTAAGAGGCACGCAGAGAGCAACTACCGCGACAGCCATCACGAATGTACCTTGTTCTACAACGGTAACATCGTCGGATGGGCATTTAGGATGGATGGCAAGATGATTTATGTGGCAAAAGATACGCTACAATACATCGGCATCCTTCCCAGGACCAAGAACTGAAACCTCTTCCCCCCTCCACGGGGGATTCATTCTTTTTATACTCCCGTGACCATCCGCAATCATGGTCTATTTCGTCATCGGAGGGCATTACGCGAAGGGGAACACCCGCATAATCATCACCGGGATAGGTAAAGATTACGTCACCTACATACGTGCCAGAGGGAGCACGGAGCACCGCGCGAAGCTGTATTGGGCGAGGATGAAGTACTCCGATCACGTCATCCAGTACATCCGGCTGGACGGCAAGAGGATATACTCGGTCAATATGGGCGATTGACGGTATCTCTTTAAATATATACGCGCAGATAGGGATACTGCGGCCTACCGTTCAAGGGTTGTCGCGGCGGGCCGCCCTAGTATCATGTCGAACCGTGTAGATGTTCTGACGGGGATATGTATCGGAACGATCATCGCCCTGACCATTATCTTCCCCGTCTCCGTATGTTCCTGTTACAACGGCATGGATACCTCCGGATACGAGGGGGACGGCATCGTATCATGGCACATGCCCGTGTTCGACGGTTCAGGGAGAGTGGGTATGCAGTACACCGTCACCACGGATACGGGCATCACCGATGATGATTTCCGCGAGGCGATGGGTTCTCACATGTCCCGCACGCTTCTCGGCTCCATAGGTTACGGGATGTCCCGGATACCCGACTGCCCCCAAGGGGTCGTGGACGGCATAGACGACGCCCTGGAACGGACGGGGATGACCGCCGCGGACCTCACGGAGCATCAGCTGTGCGTGGTGATCTCGGCTTTCGTGAGGACGGGGATATGCTACGCCTACGACGACGAACTCTACGGCTGCGCGGATTACGCGGCATCGCCCACGGAGACCCTTTATCTCGGCAAGGGCGACTGCGAGGACGTTTCCATACTGTTCGTATCCATCGCGCGCGCGTATGGGATAGATGCCGTCCTGATAGGTTACGGGGACCACTGCACCGCCGGGATCAGGGTGAGCGGATGGGAGGGGGAGAACACCGTGGACGGCTACACGGTCGTGGAATGTACGGCCCCGTCCCCTCATCGGTACGTCAGGGAGATCTACTCGCCGGACTGCGGGGAGGGGAGGGTACTCGGTCAATCGGCCGCGGACCGTATCGCGGATTCCTACATGACGTTCTGCGATTATACTCTGCCTTTCAACCCCATTCTTTATATTGCCCGGATGCTTTCATGATTCCGCGATTAGAATGATCTCCGAAATCGGCAGGAAATAACGATTTGCCCGCTTGACCGGGCGAAAAAGGTCTCCCGGACCGTATTTTGTAATACGGAAGTCCGGTTCTGTATTGCATGTATTACGTTCTGTATTACGTTCTGTATTGCTTCTGTATTACATCCCGCTACAATCGCGCGCCTTTAAAGATTTAAACGCGCGCGCGTGCGCGCCCGCAGGAAAACCTATTGTGTGGATATGATTTATATCTATACAATATAGTTTTAATAAATTCCTTGTTCTGTATTACACTTTAAATACTCTTTAAATACTAACATAGGAAAATGATAATACAGAACGTAATACAATGATAATACAGAAGGCAAAAATGCAATACAGAAGCAATACAGAACGGGGGGTGCGGGCCGGGAATGTGGGAAAATCAGGTATTTCATTAAATAGTGCAAGGAACGATAAGTCCACCCGATGCCTGAAAACGACAACCCGCAGAAGGACTACTACCCCGTCGAGGTCCCCGACCCAGATCCCACGCAGTACTCGATTTTCAAGACGGGTCCGAAGGGCGGTCTGACGTTCTGTCCCAGGAACATCATCAAGTTCCTCGCGGCGAAATGGGTCGTATACGACGGCCATACACCGCGCATATTCAACGGTCGGGCCTACCAGGTCATCCCGGACAACAAGTTCGTCGCCATGGTCGCGGATTCCGTCGATGCCTACACGACGGACACGCTCGTGACCAAGGCGCAATACCAATCCATCTTCTTCAATGCCGAGGCGATCCTCGATTTCGACAGGACCCCGGACTTCGAGGACCCCGACCAGGGTTACAACTACTCCGTCATCGAGGACCAGCGCATAGCGGGGGGCCTCTTCGCCTTCGAGAACGGCATCCTGAACACCGCCAACGGCAAGTTCCTCCCCTTCACCCATCATCTCATGGTGAGGTCGTGCTACAACTGCCGCTACGACCCTTCCGTGGCGACGTGCCGTGCGGAGGGCATAATCGAGGGGATACTCCCCGATGCCGACACCAGGAGGTTCTTCTTCGAGATGGTGGGGTACATCCTCTACGGGGACATGAACCCGCCCGCCATATTCGTCATATACGGCCCGGGCGAGACGGGCAAATCCGCATTGGCGAACATGCTGACGACGCTCATGGGCGACGACATGGTATCGAGGGAGACCCTCAAGCAGCTCGGCACGGACAAGTACTCCCCTGCGGAACTGGAGGGCAAACGCCTCAACGTGTCGGGGGAGACGGGGGCCGCCAAGAACAGGTACACCGTCCCCGACGGGGAGTTGATAAAACAACTCTCCGACGGCCAGGAGATCTCGGTCCAGCGCAAGTACGGGCATCCGTACAAGATCCGCAACACCGCTAAACTTTTGTTCCTCACCAACACCGTGCCGGACTTCGGGGACACGTCCAGCGGCCTCTACCGCCGTCTCTACACCATCCCGTGCCGCACGAAACAGGACCCGGCACTCAACATCTACGAGTTGATGACGGACCCCCAATCCCTTTCATGGCTGGCTAACCGCGCTCTTGAGGGGTATACGAGAGTCAGGTCCAGGGGATTCAAGTTCGAGCCGTCCGAGGAGATGCAGAAGGAATGGCAGAACATGAGGGTCCAGGACCCCGTTTTCGACTTCCTCTACACGACGTTCGACTCCACGGACCTCCACGATATATGCGGTCAGATCGTAGGGCACTCCGAATACAGGAGGACGAAATACATCTACGACAGATACCGCGAGTTCTGCTACGCGAACAACGTGACCCCGTTGGGGTCGCGCAAGTTCTACGAGAAGATGAGGAACGAGACCGAGTTGGACATCGGGAAGAACCCCGTCATGTTCCGTGTGGACGGAGTACCCACGAGTACCCGTGTGTTCCAATGGAAGGAATCGGTCTTAAAGGCGCATTTGCAGTCCAAGACGGGTAAGGATAAGGGGAAGCCGTGAAAAACGCCGTAAACGGCGTTTCTGATAGGTTAGAAAGGAGATTACGATGACACGCACATACGCACAGCCGCTGCACAATCCGCAGAAGTTCACGCTCAAGGAGCATCAGACCTTCGCATCGGAGATGATGGAGAACGTCGATTGCCTCGCCCTTTTCTACGAGGCGGGCACGGGAAAGACCATGTGCGTACTCGATTGGGCCTACCGCGCGGTCGAGAGGGGGGACCTCAACTCCCTCCTGGTGATATGTCCCGCCAACATCGTGGGGGTATGGACGTCGGCGGTCGATAAGATGATCGAGTTCGAGGGGTACACCAAGGACGGCATCGCCCGGCTCAAGAGCATCATGACCGTCCGTTCCTTCCAGAAAACCTACAAGACGGAGACCCGCGAGGTACACCACAGGAACGGCAGCAAGGGTCAGAAGAGGATCCGCGACATCCGTCCGGACATCAACCGCTATTGGGGGGCCATCGTGGTGGACGAGGCGCACGGCATAGGCGCGCACCATTCGGTCCAGACCAAGGCCGCCCTCGCCCTCGCCATGAAAGCATCCAAACGGTTCATCCTCACCGGGACCCCCGTATCGGGCGGGGGAGGCGCGGGCGACTACAAGAAGCTCTACGGACAGCTGAAATTCCTCGATAATTCGGTATGGGCATCGTGGACGGATTTCTGCCGGAAATACGTGCTGGCTTTCGACGTGTTCCGCAACCCGGTCCGTTACCGCGAGGCCGAGTTGAAGAAGCTGATGGAGGACTACGGTATCGTCGCGAGGCTGGACATGTGCTACGACATGCCGGATTCGTCCGAGATCGTCATCCCGTGCGAGCTGAAGGACCCCCAGGCGTACAGGCGCATCCGCGAGGGGGATACCGCCTCCTACGGATTCGAGATACGCACGGGAGGGAGTCAGTACGTCAAGCTGCTGGAACTCGTGTCGGGGTTCGTCAAGACCGATGACAAGGAGGTATCCCCCGGTAAATTCACCAAGGATGTTTTGAGATTCAAGTGCGACAAACAGGATGCCCTCAAGACCATCCTCACGGGAACGGACGATAAGGTCGTGGTGTTCTGCAAATTCAGGGAGAGCATCGACGATGCCTGTGAGGTATGCTCCAAGATGGGCGAGACGGTCGTGTTCGACGGGCGGTCACGCAAGGATACGTGGCGCGACTTCCAGTACGGGGATGCCCGCTATCTGATCTGCCAGTACCAGTCGGGAGGGGTAGGTCTCGACCTCTACGCGAGCCACACGATGGTATTCTACGAGCCGGAATGGTCCTCCCTGCTGCTGGAACAGGCCAAGGCGCGTATCCGCAGGAAGGGTCAGACCAAACGCTGCATCTACTACTGGCTGTCCACGAAGGGGACCATCGAGGAAGATGCCATCCAGTCCGTGAGGAACGGAGTCACCGTCACCACCGAACTCCTTGAGATGTGGGCGAAACGCGAGATGAAGAACACAGTCAGCAACGACGATGAAGAAGAGGACAGCCCCGACACCGACAACCCGGATGAGACGGGAGAATCCGAGATATGACCTGGAGAGAACGTAAGGCTAGGCGCACGATATGGAGATACTGGAACCGCAGGATGTCCCTCATCGGGCGCAGATTGAGGGAGACCGCGGCATCCGACGAGGACCTCGTGGGATAGTGGGATGCGTGCTCCTCCGAGAGCAAGGACAGATTCGTGAGGGACATCAGGTCGCAGCTGGAGAGCCAGCACACGGAGTACGGGGGGGATTACCGCACATTCGCCATCCTGGACGAGTCGTGCGCTGTCCTGTTGGGTATCGAGTACACCATAGCCATGGCGAGGGTCAGGATAGCCAAGAAGAGGGCGGCGGGATATTTCCGATTCGTCCGAGTATGCGATTGTATGGAAATGTATATAACTGTATGATATAATCGAGCAATACCGAAAGGTGAAAGGCAAATGCAAATGCAGACAGAAGAAAACAAGGCGATCCTGAAGAAGGTCGCGCAGCTGGCCGAGAGGATAGCCGCGTGCGACTGGACCCCGGACGGAGAGTACCCCGTGAAGGGCAAACCCCTCCGTTACGTCACCGGGAAGAAGCTGAAACGGACGATCCGTCCGATTCTGAACGAACTCGGCATCCTGTACCGCTACGACATGGCAGACGTTCAGCCGCTGGCGGCGTGCGGGGTGAAGGAGAACCACGTCCTCATCAGGGCGTTCGTCACCCTGACCGACAGCGAAACCGGACAGTCCCTCCAGTACTCCGTCATATCGGAGGGCGCGGATGCGGGCGACAAGGCGGTCATATCGGGGGCCGCGTATGCGAAGAGGCTGTTCTGGATAACCAACTTCGACATCGTGGACGGCATGGAGAACACCGAGGACGAGGGCAACGTGTCATCTATGGATGTCGCGGCCAATCTCTTGAGACAGGCTATCCCCGAGACCCCTGCACCGACCCCGGCCCCTGCTTCCGTCCAAACCGTCGCCGGACCCACGGGGGAACCCGTCACGTCGCCCGGGGAGGGCAACATCGCCAAGATGCAGGTCCGTGCTATGGACAACGCCCTGGCGGCCATCAGGAAGGCAGACGAGGAGGGACGTATCCTCCACGAATACTACGAGAGGGCACTCGAGATCCGCAAGAAGGCATCCTGCAAGGAGGATGTCGAGGCCCTGCTCAACATCAAGAGGGAACTCGGACTATGAGGAACTACGTGGCTCCCCGCTACCCGTTCACCATCGCGGATAACCGTGTCTACACGGAGGCCGACGAGGTATACCATGTGACGGGGACATCCATCGGCGCGCTGCTCGGTCAGTCGCCCTGGGAATCCCCTTTCACGGCATCCGCGAAACTGCTCGGACTGTGGCTTGAAGCCGATGTCGGGGACAAACCGGCCGTGAACACGGGAAAGGTACTCGAAGAGAGGATCATCGACTATGTTGCGGAGAAACACCCGGATGTCGGACAATTCTTCCGTGCGGAGGACCTGTTCGCACCCCGCCAGGGGGACCATGAGAAATGGCCCTCCGACTTCGAGGATGAGGATTTCCACGGCCATGTCGATGGCATAATCTCGAAGGACGGGGTAGATTACATCCTTGAGGTTAAGACCGTGAACGAACGCGGCCTATCCGCATGGAACGGCTCGATCCCCGCCCACTACCTCTGGCAAGTGTATCTCTACAATCACTTCCTGACCCAACAGGACAAGGCATATTTCGCCATCGGACTCGTGAACAGCGAGACCTACGCGAACCCCTATGTGTGGGTCCCGAACAAGAACAACTGTCTGCTCATCGAGGTCCCGATAGACCGCAAGATGGTGGCCGCCAGGATAGAAGAGGTACGCGCCATCCGCCGTAAAATCGTGGAGGAACGTGCCACGCTCCCCGCCGATTTCAACGACCCGCGCGACAAGGAACTCATGGTCCATCTCATGGACGTATCCGGGGACACCGACAGACTGTTGGATGCCGCGGCACGCTACGAGGAACTCATGAGGCAGATCGACGAGGCCGAGTCCAGGGTGAAACCCCTCAAGGACCAGGCCGAGGAATACAAGATACGCATCAAGGACATGATGGTCGCACATTCGCTGTCCAGGTGCGCCAACCTCAATCTGACCGAGCAGACCCGCGAGACATTCGATTTCGCCAAGGCACGCGCGGATGGATTGAACATAAACCCGTACACTAAAACCACAACCACGAAGATATTAAGGAGGTCAAGGAAATGATTACACCTACGCCCTGGATTCTAAGCGACATGGTCGCAAAGACGAACGTCCCTCTCTGCGAGGGCAACCACACCCTTCAGATCACGGAGGCATCGTTCAAGGACGACGAGAACTACTACTCCGTCACCCTCAAGTCCCTCGACGAAGAGGACGAGCAGTCCACACTCCGCTACTACATCATCAAGAAGGACGGGACCAGGAACGAACAGGCCATCGGCACGCTGAACAAACTCGGCTACTGCATCTACGGGGTCGAGGCGGGCATCCCCAACCCGGGGGACATCGTGAACGGCATCGTCAGGGGATTCGTCAAGCACACCGTCTACGAGGGGAAGGAGTACGTGAACATCTACGAATACAACCCCGTGGACAGAAAGACCCTGGAAATCGCCAAGGAGTCCGGCATCCCCACCCTGGACCAGTACGCAATCGAGGGATGAGAATGGTATTCGTCCGTACATCCACCATCAAGAACAAGGGGAACGGACGGGTAATCTACATCCCCGCAGAATGGGGATTCAAAGCGGGGGATTGGGTCACTATCCGCATGGCTAAACCCGGTGCGACGTGGCCCTACTCCCTCACGACCCGTATCAAGCCGCAGAAAACGGGATCGGACTACATCAACATCCCTCCCGAATGGCCGTTGTTCGTCGGGGATATGGTCGATGTGAAGATCACCTACGCAGACATCCCCAAGATGGAGATCGCAAATGCCAACCACCCCTGAACAGCTCATCAAGAGGGACCTCAAGAGGTTCATCGAGGGCATCGGGGGATATTGGGCATCCGTCCAAGGGGGACCCGGCTCCAAACCCGGGGACCCCGACATCATCGCATGCATCGACGGAAGGTTCATCGGCATCGAGGCCAAGACCGACACGGGGAGATAGTCGGAGATCCAAAAGCACCGCTGCGGGCAGATAATGTCGGCAGGGGGGGTCTACCTCACCGTGCGGTCGTTGGAGGACCTTAGACAAGGACTCCGTGATGCGGGCATCCCCGGACTCCGAGACGGGCGCGGGACCCGTCCCGAAACCCCTTAATCACTTTTCGATTATCCATTAGTCCCGACACCACGAAATAACTTAAATAGTCCGTATTTTGATTCATTCAACATGGCAGATATGATGGACAAAACCATTAGCGCAATACTCACTGCGTTCGTCGCGGTGATATTGATCGCTTCTGCGTTCATCCCTACTGCCATTCAGCAGATCGACACTCTCAACGACAAGTACGGGTCGGATGTGGCGGGTTACACCGCACTCATCTCGACGGTCATCATTGTGACGATTGTCGGTATCATAATCGGCATAGTGAAAACCTACACCGGAAAAGGCGATGGGGACCGTTGATCTGACGAATATCGGAAGGTATGAACAATGAACACCGAAGATTTCACCAGCAAAGTTGTCGGCATCGTGATTGCCGTCATCGTGATCGCGGTCGTTGCCATCCCCATCATCAATGGCATGATCGGAACCGACGTTCCCGCGTCCGGTACCCCCGGAACCGACGGCTACGTTGCCGCGAAGGACTACCCCATCGACGCCGGATCCACCGAAGCCACCATCGTCCAGGTCATCCCCATCTTCCTCATCCTGGCCGTCCTGATGAGCGTCGTCTACATGTTCCTCAACAAGAAGAACTGAAGGGGTCAAAATGAACACCGAGGACTTCACCGCAAAAGTTGTCAGCATCGTCATCGCGGTCATCGTGATCGGCGTTGTGGCCATCCCCGTCATCAACCAGGCAGCCGAGGACAGCGGAGCCGACTCCACCACCAAGACCATCCTGGGAGTCATCCCCATCTTCCTCATCCTGGCCGTCCTCATGACCGTGGTCTACATGTTCATGAACGGCAAGAAGAACTGATCGTCGAACCAAGGGGGGTGGGGTTCACCCCCCAACCTTTTTCCAACTCCGCAGTTTTTATATTCCTTATCCATTACGCATATCGAGGGTTCTCATCCTGAATGCCTCCGGGGGGTTTTTCGATTCCTCCCCCCGATATTCCTTTTGTGTGCATATTTTATAAACCACGTTTCCGATAATCGGGTATGCAGACAGGAATGAAAGCGGGTCTCGCAATCGTCATCGCGGTATTCCTCACGGGTATCACGGGATTCCTCACGGCAGTAGTGCCGGTGGACGAGGAAAGGACCTATTACGACCAAGTAAGCGACCTGACTCCGATCGTGGACTATTCCGCTATCGAGTCCTATTCCGAGTACAACCCGGTGACGAATGTCAGCGGATGGTTCGACGGCACGGGGGTAACGATACCATTCCTCGAAGGGGAGGGCATATCGGCATACCCCTACCGTTACTATGTTCAATCCACGGATACGGTCGATTTCACGAACCACACATACACGGGCGGCATCCTGAAGGACGGTTGGTCACTCGCCGAGAACGCGATATGGTATCCCGTATCGCAGATCAACGAGGTCGGTATGGTAACAGGGGCCGCTGTCGAATCGAACGGCATCACCGGTTTGAGAACATCCGCAGGACATGTCAGTATCATGTCGGACGAGAGCGATCCCGACACTACATCGTTCTCCGTGTATCTCGGACATTACGACGAAAACGGCAGCCTGGTCCACGGGTTCACATACACCTATATCGAGAAAACAACGGGAGATAACTTCAAGGAGACGCATATCGGCTCCCTGTCTGATTTCGACACTACCCCCTCGGCGAGTTTCGATATGGTCCCCTTCGCGGGGTCCGGTACGGGTATCGCCGTAACTCTCGAAGTGAATGTCACATTACCCGCCGACCACCATCTGTATTGTGCGTTCATAACCTCACAATCCGCCACGGAGACCGCATATTCGGACGAATGGATCTACCTCGTCAATGGGAATATCACGCACATCGGGGAAACGAGCGGGATCAGTGCGTATAAGACATACAACGGGGGTATCGACTGGCGGTCCAATCAGGCCGGCGGCCCCGGGGTGCAGGGATGGACGGATATCGAGAACCGCATATCCCTGGATGGCGGAACGACTCGCGTGAATACCGACCTCGACCCCTACATGGTCTATCCCATCAAATCATTACTGGCGACCGATGACGTAGCCGATGGCACGACCCTGTTCTTCGACGTTTCAGAAGATACCCGTTACATGAAATACCCCTTGTATCATGGGACTACATCATGGGAGACAGATTATGGTACAGGCCAGTACTATAACCGTATCGACAGCGTGTTCACTGCGACCCTCTCCCCGATGGATACCCAATATCTCACATACCGTGCCGGATACTGGTATCCCTCCATCCTTTCGGAGAACGGCCTTTACTATGTAGCGGATACCTCCCGGACCGGATACGCCTCCGATGAGATATTCATCGTGCAGATGGGGTACATAAGCACGTATTCCGCATCATCCTCCGCACCCGTATTCCACTACGAGTATGTGGATCCCAAGGAATTTGTGAAAATCGGTAACGGCACCGTCGGGAAATGGAGGAACTACATGGATTCCGTCGTAGGCGGCGAGACCGTGACCTCCAACTACCACAACGGCAGGGTCCAGCTGCTTACCGAACCGGGAACGACTATAACCTCCGGGATAGATTGGGCCAATTCGGGAGTGACCTGGACGGATACCGACGGGTCGAAGGTAAGAGGCACGATGTCCATCACCGTCCCCTCATCTATCCCGTACAGCATGGCCCTGGTGACTTTCGATTTCATCAACGGGAACTTCTACGCGCAGGGAGTCGTATGGGGTGCGATAGACGAGGATGACCGCAACACGAACAACTGGTCGGTCAGACCATACGCATATCAGATCACCCCGGTATTCGTCAAGAACGGCACATCCACGTCGGAAAGTCCGTCTTACGTCGAGGGATTGGCGTTCAGCAAACCGGGGGGAACGAAAGCGTACATCCTCGCCACCAGCGTGCAGACCGACCCGATGGGCAGACTGTGGGGGGACCCGACCATCTACCTCGGCTACTACTTCCCCGACTACTTCACATACAACAGTACGACGGGCAACACGGGGGTGCCTACGGCCGCCCTCCGTGTGCTCATCAACGGAGTCGTGAGCTACGGGGATTCGCTGACCATCAACGGACAGTACATGCCCGTGGCAGACGGGAAGATCACGTTCACATACTACACCTACGAGACGGAGACCATACCCTCCGACGACCCGGACGTTCCTCCCACGACCAACACGATAACCGTGACCAACGAGGGCAACATGCCCGTCAAGGGTATGGCGATAGATTGGGAGGACGGACATGTCTATCTCGTGTTCACGGAACAGGGTACGACCCGTTACGACCTCGGGGAATACAACACGGCCGCGGCCAATGTGATCGTCAAGGGTACGGACACCGGGAAGGATACCGTGGCGACGGACATCATAAGCGGAACGGGGACATGGTACTGGCAGTCCAACCTCTACACGATCAGCCACCCGATAGAAACGGTCCTCCATCTCGACCTCACGCAGGGGTTGGCGGGTTGGGGGATGACCTTGCAGACCTCGATGCTGCTCTTCGCGGGCATGCTCATCCTGGGGGTTGCCATCGTCCACTACTACTACCGCGACTCCGACGAACCGATGGGAATCCTAGATTGGGTTATTATAGGATTAGCGTTATTGTTATGCCTAGGAGTTGCAGCAATATGATGTCACCGCAGGACTTCATCGACATGCTCGCCCAGGCTTTCTTCCAGGGCAATACGCAGATCGCGGGTATCGTCGTGTTCACCGCCGTCCTCGCCATCATATACCTCCTGTTCGCGCAGAGGAACATCACGATAGGTCTCATCCTCACCCTCCCTACGACCCTCATCTTCTCGCTGATGGGTATCCTGCCGGAGATACTGACCATCCTCGTGGTGATCGTGACCATCCTCGCCCTCGTGCATAAGTTCAAGGAGATGTCGTGATGATAGGCAGTATGGGGGGTTCCATGCTCGCCAACGCCCTTTCGGGCGGCGGCGGAGCCTCGGAATGGATGCACAAATGGATGCTCATAGGTCTGGGCATCCTGGTATTCACCCCCCTGCTGTTCAGTCTGTGGTTCCCTGCGGATTACGACGGGGAATATGCGGATATTCAGAGCGACATAGAGGAACAGTACCTCCACATGACAGGTTCGTACTCCACACCCCAACAGAACATCTGGACCCTGACGGGGATCTACACGCCGTACAACTCCGAGAAATTCGGCTGGACCGACGACGGCTGGCTGTATGGTACGGAGGTCAAGGAGTACTCCCCGTCGCAGTACCAATCGACCGACCAGTTCCCAGGTGCGCTTACAGTGAAAAAAGCGGATAACGGGATATGGTATTACACGTCCGTACCCAATAACTTCCAGGGGATAACCCTCGCTACATGGGACGGGGATAAAGTCACCAACCCGGATAAGGCAACGGTCTATTCGAGCATCTATTTCGATAATTCCCATATCTCGGACAGGTTCTTCACGACCACCACGAAAACGGAGACCGCCCAGGGATACTACTACGATTATAGTGGTTACAGGTACACCTACCAACCTTTGAGCAACTACAACATCGACATATCCGGCACCATAACGAAAGTGGACCGCGACACGACCTCGCTTTCCCTGATATGGTACCGGTATTCCACGTTGAGCGGCATAGCCGGGCAGCTCACCATATCGGGCAGCGATTCGGGGGTCAGTTACATCACGTCGGATGACATCATAAGGGTATTCAACTCGGCGAACAGCACCGCAGTGTTCGATATGACCTTCAACGGGGTCCCGATGCACCTCCTCATCAGAATGGATCCCTCGCGCCTCGCGTGGTTGAGCGTAGCGGATTGCTACAACCAGGGATACTGGAACGTCATGGTCTACTCCGATGCGGTCGCGGCATCCCTCTCCGGGGATACCTACGAGTTCAACATCAATACGATGTGGCAGACCATCGTCAATATCTTCACGTTCAACCTCGCCAACGAATACGACATCGACGGTTGGGAGGGATTCGTGGTATCGGTCATGTTCTCGATGGTCCTCTACTCCGTCCTGCTCGTCATCGCCATGGACCATCCGTTCGTGTTCATAATCATCGGACTGATCGGATTGATACAGACTGCGACGACGTTCCTCGGCAGCAGTTCGGGATTGTTCGACTTTTTGGGTTGAAATTCCCAATAAACCACTTACCCCCCTACGGGGGATAAGCACCCTTTTAAATAACGTTCCCGATAATCGCTTATGGACACCAACATGGCAAAATGGGTGACATGCGTTGTCATGTGCATCCTCGTTGTCGGAGGTATGGCATTTCCTGTGATCAAGGATATGGCCGACCCCGATAAGACATATACGAACGTGGGTACCGGATATGCCCTTACGGATGCCGGTGAACATACGATCACCATATCCGCAGGTGAAAACGGATTCCTGATAGACTCCGGCAACGGTGCATCGCTGGTTGATGATTATCTGTTCTATGCTCCGGAGGGTACAGGAACGGCAGCGGTCATCGGTATCGGGGTCTATGAGGCATACAATCTCGATGGAGTCCTGGTCTCTCAATCCGACCGCATACCGACCGCCTCGCAGAACATCGACGTGTTCAGATCGCAAGCACTCGCGGGCAACGTAGATAATTATAACGGAACGTATCAGTTGTGGAATTGGTATCAGTACACACTCTATAAGGAGATGGCTACGGTCATCATGGGGAACACCGACAGCCAGTATATGATGGGACCGGGGAAATCATCGGGCAGCGAATCCAACCTTACCGGCCTTACCGATGCGGCTTACACGAAATCCGCTGACAGCTCCGCCTCCGTGTCCCTCCTCCTGGAGAACGCCTGGGGCTCCGTCTGGGAGTTCGTCGGCGACACCTCGTTCGCCAACTATGTAATGAAGGCGGGCAACGCCCTCGGCGGGAATTCCGTCGTCACCAACCAGGTCGAGAACAAACTGACCGGGACCGTCATCATTCCCTCTGGGGCCTCAAGAAGCTGGATCGAGAGCATCTATGCCACATCAGAGGCGTGGGGTGCTCCCCTCACCATCACCACCACGACCCCTACAGCCGGACAGGGTATCAATGATTCGATGTGGTCCAATACCGGCAACAGGCTCCTCCTTGTAGGTGGCCCCTGGGTTGCCGGCTCGTCCGACGGTCTCTCGGCGTTCGCTGCGAACAACGGCCTGGGCGCTTCGTACACGCAATTCGGGGCCCGCCTGGCCTATCTTACCGATTCCGCATCGGCATCCGCGCCCATAACCGGCAACGCGCAGAATTTCGGATACGTCATGACCTACGATGCCACGGCAGGTACGGTTTCGGATGTCCAGGCACTCGTCGATGGGTCCTTGGTCTCGGTGATGCCCACCGGAACAACGCTCAATGATTTCTGGAATTTCGACAGCACCACGGGTCTCGGTCCTTTCGGTACATACTATGCCGCGATCAACCTCGTCTCCGGACCTAACGGGGATGATGGGATGGAGGCCCGTCTCTCCACCGAAAAAGGCGCGGTTGCCTACGTTCTCGACCCGAATGACCTGCACAAGACCCTCGCAGGTAATTATTTCGACCCTGCGCTATATAACGTGATGCTCATGATCCCGACCGTCTACAGCTATTCCGACGTCTCCGCAGGGAAACTCTACCTCGGCTCCGCGCCGGACACCTTCGATGGTATCACCATGACCGCTTATGCACATACCTATACCAAGGGGAACGACACCGGCAACGTCGGATTCCATTCGGAATACGAGTTCGCCTACGGGGACGGACTCATCCTCCGCATCTCCGATGTGGGCAAGGTCACGGTGCTGAACGGTACGGCATCCACGGACATCGGCACGGTCGGTTGGGATTCCCCTCTGACCCTTTCGGTCTCCGGGGATACGGTAAGCTGCAACGGCATCTCCTTCCAGGGCCTATGGGCATATCTGGACAAGGGAGGGGACTATGTGCTGGCATCGAACGGCCGTATCGACAATGACTCCGTGTTCGTGATCGGGGGTTATACTGATACAACGACTTCATCGGACGTTCCGGCGAGCATCGGGTATGTCCTCAAGGGAGGATATATGGGTATCACGGACAAATCCCTCGTTTTCCCTGTCGCGGGTACGGTCACTACCAATTCCTCGATGATGAGGGTCACTCTCCATGAATCTTCGGAAAAGTATCTTTCGACGGTGGAGGGCGCGGGCATACGGTCGGTATGGTCGGACGGTTCCAATACTGTTGTGAATCTCGACAATGTGATTGTCCCACGGACACTCACCTACCATAACGACGCATCCGATGACAGGATCATGAACACACTTGTCATGATGATACCCGTCCTCGTCCTGTTCGCCGTCATCATGGCTATCGCCTACTATGGATTCGGCAGAGGGAGGAGATACTGACTCCACGAAAACCCCTTACCCCCCTACGGGGGGTTTTGACCGTCCTTTTTATATGTGCTATCGTGATTACTTCATAAAGTGATAGCCATGCTCAACAAGAAGATCGTATCCGTCCTCACAGTCGCCCTCATGCTGACTATGGGGGCCGGAGTCGTGTTAGTCGGCAACGACCAGTCGGAGGCGGTCACGTCCGACACCCCCGTTGCGGAATTGGATATGTCTTTGATAGACGTTCATGCATCGGGAACGTTCTCGTACGACGTTGCAAAAGGTTCCTTCATCTATCTCCGCTCCCTCAACAACGCGAATACAGATATAGCAGTGGAAAGTATAAGCACCACCTACGGCACGGGGGATACGGCCGATCTTACGCTCATGAGCAACGGAAGCGTGATGGGCATTATCGACAAGGTTGCGGCAGGGACGGTCACCATGCCCGTGTCCTATGAAAAAGCCGGTGAGACGTTCGATTTCACCATCACCCTCAACGTCCTCGATACGTCCAGTTCGCAGAATAATCCTTATCGTGATACGATCTCCCTTCCCGCCAATGTTTTCGTGCAGAACACGGACTACTATGCCGAGATAGGAACGACCGTGAGCATAGCGGAAGTGGATGTGGGAATCACGACGGACCGTCTCGTTCCCGTGTCGGTCACTAACGGATACGGCCTCTCAATATCGGGGAGTCCGGCCGTCCTGTCGGGAACGATAACGGGCGCGGGAACGATAACCGTGCAGGTGGAGGAGCGCGTAACTTCCAATCAGTTGCAAGATACCTACACGATCACCATCCACGCCATCGACCCCAACCATGCGGATGTCCGTATGATCGGAGGGGAGACCTGGACGTACACCCCTGCTACCAATATGACCTCCGTCCTGTCCATCTCCGGCACGGCTACCTCGTGGGTATCCCTGACTTCGGGGACCGTCAGCGGGACCGCGCCTACGAACACGTCCGTAGGGCAGACCTACGACCTCACCATAACCGCCTCGACCTCCGACCCGAACCAGACTGCTATGCAGACCGTCACGTTCACCGTGGACCCGCAGATCACCATGCTCGCGCCGGCCACATATACCGTTGCTTACGGAACGGATGCTGATGACATCCTCGGAAGCAACTTCTATGGCGGCGGCAGGAGCATCTACTCCATCACCGGGGGTACGGCAACCGGATTCGAGGTCGATGCGGTATCCGGGGCCGTGGACTGGATTAATCCCACGCCCGGGACCGTGATCTTCACCGCCACATCCCCTTACACATACACCAGCGGCGCGACCAACACGGCATCCGCTACGATGGACGTGACCGTGACGGGGGTCCTCACGGCATCCGTCTCCGGCACACTCTACCTCGTCACCGGCAAGACCGTCCCCAACACCCCCGCCGAGGCAGTGACCCTCAACCATACCGATGTCGGTACGGGAACCTACACCTGGACGGTCGTGGGAACGAACGACAGCGGGGTCACGGTGGCATCCGACGGCACATTGGGGGGCACTCCGGGAGCCGTCGGCACATACGCAGTGACGGTCCGCTGCACGTCCGTCGTGGATGGTACGACACAGACCGCTGACACTACCCTCAACATCGTCATCGTCCAGGTCCTCGCTTTCACGTCCTCGCCCTTTTCGGGGACCATCAGGTGACGGAATGAAGGTCGATCCCATAGCGTTATTGGCCGTTGCCCTCCTCCTCGCGGGGATGGCGGGCATAGCGATGGCGCATGCGGATATGACGGACGGGGGGTCGGACACGAACTCCATTGAGCCGGAGATCGTGTCGCAGACGGAGGGATAGACCCTCTACCGCCTTGACCTTCAGGGCGGTCCCCTCTATTACTACGAATGTGACACCGAACACGGGACGATCACCAAGATAGTGGCGATGAAATCCGTCACGATGGACATAGGAGTCGCGTGAAACCTCTTACCCCTTCAGGCGGTTTTTCCGTAACCCGACGTGCAATCGCCTTATATATACACTTACTCATAATAGTGTATGGAAAACGAGTCCTTTCTGGGAACCATCGTGGCAGTGGTAATGGCTGCGGTCATCCTGTCGGCGGTATTGGTTCCGATCGTAGATGCAGAAAGCAGTTACTATGTCGCGGTCGATGAGAACAACGATAACCCCCTCACCGACATGATGTTCACATATACGGAGAAGCCGGTATCCAAAACATACTCTCTTGCGTATAATGATTACAGAAAAGATATAACCATCTCCGGGGACTACAACGGTGTCGTATCTTCTGAAATCAATCAGATATTGATAGGTACGGACAATTGGAGCATCGTAGTGGAAGAGAATACGGTATGGGAGACCAAGGACGGGTATTCAAAGGTGATTATGGGTAAAAACATGGGCAGTTCATATACCGTGACGATTTCCAACGGAATCGTCGAAGGGCAGTCCGAACCTTACCAGTACCTCTATTACCCGGACGAGTTCGGGGTTTATGCCAATTATTCCTCATATCGGTATGATACGGAGGATGCCTATTCCGTGGGGAGTTTTGCCGGTATATCCGTTATCACGAAGGGGGGAGAAATCCAGAATGAGACCGTTTTCGATATGACCGCAGATGTATTGTACGACGATGGGACCAATGAATACACGGGGGTCGAGTTCTATCCCGCGCCCGAGCCTGAATCGGAGGAGGAATCGGTCGAAGAGGATGTAGAGGTCCATGCGGCATACGACGGATCATCGGGTGCGGCCGCGGCTTCGGTGGGTTCTCCGAATCCGGTTGCGGTGGCGAGTTTCCAAGGGATGGTGCATAATGCACAGGTCAATCCTTCCAACGCTACGCTGGTTGGCGATCTATGGTACGATGTACGCAGCGGAAACGCCATCGTGGTCGGGGTAAGGGATGCTTCCCTAACACAGATTGTCATTCCGTCAAGCGTGACGGTCGATGGAACGTCATATACGGTCGTTGCAGTTACCACGGATGTTGGCAGACAGGGACCTTTCCAGAACATGACCTCGTTGATCTCCCTGACCATCCCCGATACCCTTACCCATTTCGGAGGCATCGATTCGAGAACAGGCATGGAACGTTCGCCTACGTCAATATATAATGAGAATATATGTCGCGGATGCACATCCTTATCCACATTCTCGTTCGGTTCCTCGTCCGATCTCCAATGGATCGGGGATAATGCGTTTCAGGGATGTACCAATCTGAATCTGTCGAGTCTGCCTTCTTCCGTAAGGGTAATCGGAACTAATGCGTTTGCAGATTGTCCGAACGTGACCATATCCTCGCTATCTTCGGAGATTACTCATGTCAAATATATGGCATTTTCCAATACCGGCATCACGACGTTCTCATTCCCGAACACTGCAATCAATGTAGGTGATGGGATATTCAGAAGTTGTGCGAATCTCACATCCGTCACACTCTCCAACGAAACGACCGCTATCCCCAACGAGATGTTTTCCAGCTGTACGTCCCTCGTGTCGGTGAATATCCCATCAACGGTCACATCAATAGGGAATGCCGCATTTTATAATTGCTCCAATCTCGCACTTGGTTCCCTCCCTACGACCATGACGAATATCGGGAGACAGGCATTTCAGGGTTGCACGGCAGTCACATTCTCCCTTCTGCCTTATGGATTGACAACAATCAATAACCAGACCTTTTACAATTGCCCGAACGTGACCTTCTCCTCGATCCCCGATACCGTGACTTCCATCGGTAATTCGGCATTTTATGGATGCACCAATGTAACGTTCAGTATATTCCCCTCTTCGGTGACCAGCATCGGCGATTCGGCATTTCGTGATTGCACAAATGTCAGATTCGACGAATTGCCGGAGAACCTGACCTCTCTCGGCAACGATGCGTTCGCAAGGTGCGAGAACATAATCATCTCGAAAATCCCCGATGGGGTCACGGCATTATCGGGATCGCCATTCTACGGCTGTACGTCTATCAGAAGCATGGATTTGAATAACGTATCCTCGATCTCCGGAAGTTCGTCATTTCCTGGGGGCGCATTTGCGAATTGTACTGCTCTGACATCGGTTACCGGACTGTATATAACGCAGCTCGGTCATTCAAGAACAGGTAGCCCCTCTCATATAACGTCAAGTTCGGACTTCTTGAATTGCACGTCCCTTACAAGTGTGAATCTGCCCAATCTTGTCGAGATCGGAAGTCAAGCGTTCAAGAACAGCGGAGTCATCGACATATACTTCCCCCACGTTACAGGGATTGACACGAGTGTTTTCAATAATTGTGCCAATTTGAGAACCGTCAATCTTCCGAGTCTTACCGATATTTGGGGTATTGAGTCTATGGAGAAATGCCCTTCGTTGGTTTCGGTGAATATCCCCCAAGTCACCGTGTTGCCCGCGTGGACATTTTCACAAGACGGCAATCTTGTGACGGTCAATGCTGGCAGATTATCCTCGATTGGGAACGGGTGTTTTTACCACTGTGCTGAATTGAAATCAACGATTGATTGTTCCGACTGTACCGAGATTGGACAACAGGCATTTATTAGGTGTACCAATCTTGAACACGTTATCCTGGGGGAGAATCTGACAACTATCAATAATGAAGCATTTTATCAATGCACCAATCTCAAAATCACGAAGGATATGCCGATATATGCAACGGTGATTAAACAAAAAGCGTTTGCGAATTGTTCTTCCATCGAATCGTTATATCTCCCGAATGTCGAGACCATATTGCAGACCTCATTTGCCGATGATCCTCCGTTTGAATACTGCGGTGCGAAAGAAGTGATTGCACCCAAATTAAGGGAGATCGGTCAGACAAATCCCTCATATCCAAATTATGGCGGTGTTTTCGTCAATATGCCCAATCTCGAACATCTGGATTTGCCGAGTCTGACACACATGTATGCCAAAGGGGTTTCAATGTCAAATTTATCAAATAATCCTCTCCGGAATCTGGAATTGCCGAGTATAGAGCATATCGCAACGAATGGGATTTATAATACGAGTTTGGAGTCCCTTGTATTGGGCGATAACATCGAAACGATTGGAACGCAAGCAATCTCATTCAACCCCAATCTCCTCACGGTGATAATCCCCGGCAACCCTGTTATCGCAGACAAGGGGTTCAAAATCTCCGGCGCGAGTTGGAATGTTGTGAAAGTGGTGATATTGGGAAACCCCACGTTCCAGGGAGACATTGTACGCGATACCAATACTGTATTATTCGAGATCCTCAACTACGGTGATGTCCCGATATATGCCGGCAGCCACGGACTCCCCGCTAACAAGACCGTCATCAAGGAAAAACTGGAGGATGTTGCGATGCTCCAGATCAAGGACCACATCGGGTACTACAAGCACTACAAGGACGATATCGAATACAAACTGCTGCTTATCGTTCCTTTATTCGTGGGATTGGGGATTGTGATGGCCTTGTTCTCACCGGAGATCCGTTCCCGGTTCACCTGACCGTGCGGGGATTCATGGGATAACCTAATATCCGACAACCCTGTCCCCCACATCATGAGATACATCCTGTCATACTCGGACAAAGCCGCGGAACAGATAGACGGCACGGCGGCCTTCGACGATCTGGACAAGGCGAGGAAAAGAGCGTGCCGTCTCGTGGGCGCGCCCTCCCTGATACGCATCCATCTCTTCCGCAACGGACGTTATATGGGTTGGGTATCGCACAACACGGCCTACAACTGGTTCCCCAGGCATGAAGGTCAGAGGGTATGGGATGTGCATCAACTCGACCCCGCGACGGGCAAGGTCGTGTAAGACGTTTTTATACCGCAATTGGGATATGAGTCTATGGACATGCAGAAGAGCATCACCCCGATAATACTGGCATTGATCGGCTTGATTATCGTGGGTGCTTTGCTCATACCCTTCCTGCTGGACATCACGGAAGAGCCGGACATCAACCAAGGGAGTACGGTCAGTTACCAACCCCGCACCAACCTCGATGCCGACTTCACCTATTCGGGTACGCTGCTCGACCATTCGCAGTACACCATCGACCCGGAGACGGATGAGATAACGATCACATTCACCGAAGAGGGAACATTCACCCTTACAGTGACCGCGACATCCCACAACCCCTATCAGACTGCTACGCAGACCATCGAATACGAAGTAGGCGATTATTCGGAGTATCACGATTACAAACCGCTGCTGCTCCTCATCCCCACTATGTTCATAGTAGCCTTCATGATGCTGGTCTTAGGGCGTGCAAGGGGCGGGGATTACGACGGATTCGGGGGTGAATCCGGGTTCGGAGGGGGATCGGACATCGCGGGGAAGTTCGGCAGAGGCGGGTTCGGGAAGAGATAAGGTTAAATCCCCCCTCTCCTCATACTTTATCATGGCTAATCAAACCGCGAAATACCGTAAATACGACCCCATGTATGGCTCGACATTCAGCAGATATACATTCAAGGGGGGTATCTCCAAGGTCAATCCCCCGAAGGGACTGTTCCACAAAGGAGCCATCAAATTCGCGGTGGATCACCGTAATAAGACGGGGAGGCCAATTGAGATATGGGAGCAGTTCTTTCAAACCGATGGGAAAGAAGAGTGGCCTGTGCATAAACCGTTCCTTGCCGGACGTGTCATCTTCTCGAAGGAAAAGTATCTACCGAATTTCCTCGGTAAAGATGCGCCCGACCAAGCCATGTTCCTCGATGCGGGCAGGGTATCCGATTCATTACAGGTTCTGATCTATCCGAACGGTGCAGTGGTCGGAAACTACATGAAAAAAGGTCAGCGCGATGCGTTTATGAAAACTGCCAAATATGTCTGATGTGCCTTATCAAACCCTTTACCTTTTTTATATGATGATTCTGATTATTCACTAATTGGAAATCGATGGGATTCCCTTAAATATCCCATATCCCATCCGAATATCGCCGTCAGTCGGAGGATGGGCCGATTGGCGGCAATCCGAGTCCTGTATCGAGATAGTCCTCCGATGCACCACACCCATCCGTTTTTCTCCTACCTTTAAATAGGATACGGTCGATATTGATTGCGGAGGCACCTCGGCAGCCGTCTCCTCCCACGTCCGAACATCAGGCGGTTGCCCGATACGGGGTATCTATCCTTGCACACACGATGCCGGGTCCCCTTATCGGTTACATTTCGCCCGGCATCGACACTTTTCAAGGTTTGAACACGATCTTGAGCGTGACGTTATTGGGAACGTGGCCGTTGTAGTTGTATATCTGGATGTTCACCGTATTGTCCGACTGAATCCAATCGTCAGCGGCAACGAGTGCGTTGATCCCGAAATACTTGTCCTCATAACCTATGTAGTGTCTTACATTCCCGGAGATGTTGGACGTGTATTGGTGGGTTATTCCGTCAATCGTTACGATGAATCTCAATTTGGAGTTCTCACCGTTCACATGATAGATCTCGATGGTGAATGGGCGGGCATCGTTGAGGTCGAGGGTGACATTCACATTTCCTTCGGGATCGGCAATCCCCCCGTTCCCGTTGTAATCGTTGATGATGCCTACGGCATCGTAGGTATTGCCTCCGTAGGTTACTGTCTCTTCCGACACGTCGTAATCGGGTGTAGAGGGGTCTATCGTCACGGGAATACTGTTGTAGTATGTGACCGAGATCGTGTTGCCGTCTATCGTGGTGACGGATGATATAGGAAGTGCGGAGACGATTGTGACGGGTATGAGCAGCAAGGCGGTCAGAAGAACACATGCGACGATTCCTTTCCTCATTCCCTCGTCCTCCATGTAACAGAATATGAAGAGGGGGTCGGAGACCCCCTTAATCGGTTTAGGCGATGTGGTTCACGGCAGTGAAGGTGAACACGCTGCCGCCCTCGGTGTTCTCGACGTAGTTGGTGAATCCGACAGTATCGAGATGGGTAGCATCGGTGGGGTCGCTGAGGACTCCGGAGACGTAGAGGACAACCGCGAGGTCGGTGTCGTAGGCGAGGCCAGTGAAAGTAGCGGAACCGCCGGTGAAGTCAGCGGCGGAGCTGCCGACCTTGAGGGTGTAGGAAAGACCGGCGATCGCGGTGAACTTGGTCACGGTAACGGTAAGGTCGAAAGTGGCCTCCTCGATGTTGGTCTGATCTACCCTGATGCTGACGTTCTCCTTGCTGATCCTCACGGAATCGGGGGTGGAACCTCCGGTGGAGTCGTAGTCGTAGTGCAGAGCGTAGGAGACGGTTCCTCCGTTGTTGGCGGTGTCGTACTTGACGGCATCGAGGATGTCCGTGTATTCGGTGCTGGAGATGACGATGTGCTGGTCATCGACATCGTTCTCATCGACATGAGTTGTCGAGGACAGGGCGAGTCCGGCGGCGACAGATCCCGCAGTGAACAGAATCACGAACAGGATGAGGGCCACGATTGCGCTTGTTTTCTTAATCATAGAGATACCTCTTGTCAGTTGGCTGACATATTGCAATCCGTGTGAGGGATTAAAAGCATATCCCAACAATCCCCATTTCCGATAATCTTTTATCCCTCCCTCCCGATACTTTTATCATGGTAAAGTATTACCTCGTCACTTACAAAAATAAGAAAAGGAATGAATATCCCCGCAAGTATTCTAAGATCACGGAAGCGAGGAAGGCCGCAATCAAGGTCGGCCCTACGGTGGATCACCCCGTGTATGTCGTTGCCGAATATGCGGATGGGTCTCATGGATATGACCGTGAATGTGTCGAATACTATCCTGGTGAAGGATATGTATGGCGCACCAATAAGAGTGGGATACTGGAATATTACCCCATCCGTAAGGACGGCAGTCTCGGAAAGAAACACAAGTATTGAATTTACATCGGGGGGATTCCTCCCCCCGTAAACGGTTTACTCTTTCTCTTTCTCTTCGTCCTTTTCCTCTTCCCTGGGGTCCTTCTTACTTTTCGCGTAGCCGTCCGTGTCGAAGAAGGCGAACACATGACCGTTGTGCTTGTTAGTGAGTGTGACAAACAGATAGGTCATCAGGAAGAACAGGAATACGGACGAGACCGCCATCACATATCCCCAAATGTCCCATACCGGCTTGATCGGTTCGATGACGATATACGAAAGGACGGTACAGAGCACCGAATAACCGCCGATCATGAGCAGACCGTACTTCGCACCCTCTTCATAGCGCATCGCGCCGTGGAGGACCGCACAATGGACGGGATTGTAGATGAACGCACGGAGCATGAGCGCACCTGTGACGAACGCCAATATGAACGCGGCGGTCGCACCGTCGTAGCTGTCGAGATGCTTGCCGATGATTGCGACTACGGAGATGAACGCGACCATGACTACGAACGCGATCGTATACCTCTTCACGTCGATGTAGGTATGGCGGTTGTCCCACGCTATCTCGGCCTGTCCGGGATTGGGCAGACCCATAGCGGAACGGGATTCCATGACCTCCCTCTCATCGTACCTCTTGATGCGGAGCTTCTTCGCCTTTTCCCTGGATGTCCTCTCGATCCTGTCCTCGTAGGTCTCACCGTACTTGTCCTTGCGCTTGAGCATATAGGCCCATGCACCGAATATCACGATACCCGCAACGAGGATCAGACCAATCTCCACCCAATCCACATCGTCCCTCTTCACGAGGTCGAGGAACGCACCGAGCAGGATGATGAACACCGCCCAATCGAACAACACTATCGTGTTGCGCACGAAAGGATGGATGTCCTCGTATGTTCTCACCATTCTTGAATGTATGAGGTTGGTGAACAGACCGCATGCCAACGCCGTGAGATAGATTATCTCGTCCGAGGACAGATTGGCATCCTCCCTCGGTACCATCCACCCGTAATGGACGCATACCGCCACAAGTGCGAATATCGTGCACAGGAAACCGATGTATCCGTGTATGAACAGGTACGAACTGTCCTTTTCCTTTTCTTTCTTTTCTATTTCAGTCATTTTTCTCACCTATAATTAGTTGGATGTATATTCCACCCAAAAACCCACACACGCGCACGCGCATACGCACGCACGGGCGCGGATGCCCGTCGGAGCGGTTTTCCCCGGGCGGGCGGCCGGCAGGGCATTTTCAACGTGATTAGGTCCGGAAAGGGCGGTCGAAAAAACGGACGAACCTGAACGGGCGGTTTGACCGCCGGAGTATATAAACCCCCCCGCGGAGTCGGGACCCCCCCTTACCTGACCGCCGTTTTCGGCTGCACCCTTTCTTGACCGCATCAGTTTTGACCCCCCTTCTCCCTGATGTACCCCTCGATGATGTCCTTGCGGTTGAACAGGGTCCCTTTCGAGATACGGTACTTCTTCGAGATCTGATTCCACGACAATCCCTTCATCCTGTCATCGGCTATGTCCTTGAGGGGTAGGTCGGTCTGCATCTTACGTCCGAGACGGATACCCTGTGCTTTCTTCGCCTCAAGGGCATCCTTCGTGCGCTGCGAGATGGTCTCCCTCTCCCATTCGGCAATTGCTCCGATGACCTGCATGATGAGTTTGGAGTTGGGTTTCTTCGGGTCGATCTCCCCCATGTCCTCCGTGACGAGACGGACGTTGTAGACCTCCAACTGTCCGAGGACGTTGTTCAGGTTCACGACCGACCTCATGATCCTGTCCAGTTTGACCGCCATCACGGTTCCGAACTTCCCGTCCTGGGCATCGGCCATGAGGTCCTTCCATGCAGGGCGGTTCGCATCTTTGCCGCTGGCCTCGTCCTGGTATTCGCGGTAGACGGTAAGTCCCCTTGCCTCGGCCAGTCTCCTTAGACGGGGTAACTGTAATTCCTCGTCCTGTTTCTTGGTCGATACACGGGCATATAACGCCACCAGCGAATCCCTGTCGGGTTCATCTCCGGGCATTGTTCATCAACTCCTTGTACCTCTCCAATCTGCCGGTATTCTTCAGGAGGTCGTAGAACGTGGATTGCGGGATGCCCAGGCACACCAATGCGGTATGCCTCACGCTCTATCCCTCGGAGGCGCAGCCGTAGACCGTATCCTCGGTGATCACGAGGGTCGGGTGCTTGACCTTACCATCCAGACGGACCAACCCTTCGGGTTGGTACAATCCCCGTTCCAGATCCTCCTTAAAGACGGCACGCATCGGGCGGGACATGTGTTTCCCTGCCGATTCCGACGTGATTTCATCCGTCATGATGGGTTATCGGATATTCCGTATATAGAACGTGGACTTGTCGATAACCGATTGCGTGATTCCCGTATGTCCGGGTCGGGGATATTGCCGTTTCCGTGCGCCTACGGCCCCGTAGGGGCCGTCGAAAGGGGTCAAAAGGTAGTTGGGATGGGGGTAAGGGGTTTTGAGGGGTTTTAACGGACGATGGGGACGTCGGGATGGCCGTCGGCATAGTGGAGATGTCCTCTTTTCTTCCATGCCTCGAACTTGGTCTTGTTCAGATCCTTGTACTCATCGACATACGCACCATCCCAATGATACTTCTCAAGGACCTTGACGTATGCATCAGCATCCCTTTTCTTCTCGAAAGACACGATAGCACTGGCGCGGCCTTCTTCGTTGTATCCGTGGACCGTATAAACCGTGTATGTCGGCTTCCATTGGGTGATCCTGTACTTCGAGTTGGCGCGTTTGAACGTATCGTATGCATCGGGGATGACCCACATGACCTCCGGCTCCCGGTATCCCTTTTTGTCCTGAACCAGTATCTTCATGGTATGCCATTTGTCACGAGTGTAAGAGTGCTGGCTGACCCCCCAATTGAAGGTAAACGGCTTCATATCGTCCGAGTCGATGGCGAGCAAATCGGGATAATCCGGCTTGACCTCGTTCCACATCTCCAATGCGGCCTTACAACATTCGTCATAGGACTTGTAGCCAGTCTTTCCACGGAGGACCCTTTTCTGTCCCTTAACGTTCACATAAACTCCTGGGTAATACACCATATTCACCACATCCTTTCATGATACATCTGCATCTTCTCCCATGCCTGGATCTTCTGGCGGTCGCTCATGCGCCTCCAATCCTTGCGGTAATCCGCATAGCCGAAGTCCTCCAAATCGGCTTCGATCTGGCGCATATCGTAGGTATTGCGCGCGTTCTTCTTGGCCTTCTCATCGTAATAGGAATCCTTGGCGCGGCGGTAATCGAATGACTCCTTAGTCAGATTGTGACCCTGGGCATCATACTGGTATTCGCTCTGGTAGGATACCTTACCGTTGATACATGCGTATTTCACAACGTAATACCCATTCTCGGCCTCCGCACCTGCCTTGCGGATGTCAGCCAGCATCTTCTTGCCAGCGTTCCCCGCACCGAGCATCGAGGAGTAGAATTTCGAGGTCTTGATCTTCTTCGTCTTACCTTTATAATCGACCCAGGCATACGGGCGATAGACATACTTAGTCATTAAAACACCCCGTAGGGGTGAGGGGGTAGAACCCCCTCATGGTTTCATTCCAGGACGTACTTCCCGGATGCCAGTCCTTCCTCAAGAGCGTTCATCTTCTTGGGTTTGCTGGTAATCCTGGCTGCGGTCTTGGACCTCTTGGCTGCGGCGGGTTTCTTGGCAGGGGTCTTGGCTTTCGCCTTCGCCTTGGTCTTGGCTCTGGCGGTCTTGGCCTTCGCCTCGGCTTTCTCCTTGGCGGCCTTGTTCCTGGCCCTGCGGGCGTTGTACGCCTCCTGCTTGGTCTTGTATCCTGCGGGGACCTTGCCGGTCCTCGCCTTGACCTTGCTGGCGAAATCCTCGTTGCTCTCGCCCTGGGTACGGATGTCCAGTATCCTGTCCTCGTAGATGACCTGGGTCAGTCCGGGACGGACGTAACGGACACTTCTCTTTCCGGTCTTTCCATCGGGGTTGTTGCTCATCCTCAACGCCTCCTGGACGAGTACGCGACCTGTTTGCCGCCGATCCTGGCTACACCGTGCCTGACACCGTATTTCGTGCCGTACATGACACCCTGGCGGTGCTTGGAGCCGTCGGATCTGCGAACGGTCCTCTGGTGCAGTTTTCCCCTGTCCCTGGACAGCTGTGCGGAGGTAGGGACCTTACGGCCCCTGCTGTTGGTCTTTGCCTTGACCTTCCTGGTAGACTTTTTGGAAGCCATGAGTACAGAACCTATGTGTATTTATATAAAAATTTTCAAGGTGGTATGCCTAATCGAACACATATCCCCCATATCCGGCGGGATATGCTGGCTGCATCCGCGGCCCGGCGGCGGTCATGTGCGGTCCCCTTGATGTGCCGATCCCGTCCGTGTTCTACATTTTGTGATAGGGTTTAGTACGATTTCGCCCCGGTGGTTTGTATATCCTTGTTCATTTTGACCGATATGTGTGTGATATAAGACATACTGACGGATGATAGACAAATTTTACCGTAAAATCGGGGTGATAATGTTCATTTTTCGTACACTCTGGATTGCAAATCGGCATCCCCCTCGGCAAAAATCAACAAAAGGCACTACGAACACCGAATTTCAAGATAACACGACTTCGGTTAGACCTCTGGGCGAAACCGCGCTGCCCCCCCTCGCGTAGGGCACACCTACCGACGGCCGCGTGCGAAAAATTTTTTTCCGAGATTTTCGCGAACTAGCTGTGCGCGGTTTAAATAAAAAAACTGCAATCCCCAAACATGGCCGAAATCGTCATAATCCTTTTTCTCGCCGCGGTGGCGATTTTCCTCGCGCGCTACGCGCTACGCGCGGAGGGAGTCGAGTACCTGTCGATGGTCGTTTCCGCGATGGCGATGTTCTCGTCCCTCGTGGACGAGAGTCTGGTGAACGTAGACAAGATGTTCATTTTCATACCCACGCTGTTCATGATGATGATCTCCGCGCTTTCGCTCACGAAAGGCCGTAGGAGGAGGTGGTGAGGTTGGCGGACCCGCGCCCGGCTACGGACCTCTTGGATGACCCTATCATCCAGGAAGGGGACATCGAGGAACTGAACGAGGTCGAGGGAGTCACCCCGTTCGACAAGGCGTATGGCGCGCTGATGACCATCAACGGTCCGAGGCTGGAGCTTCTCACGCGCACGACCCCGAAACTGGCGGTAGCCATCGACCATGCGTTCAACCGTATCGCCAACTTCGGCTCCATCTATCTGGTGAGGCGCATAGCCACGATAGAGAGGTTATCCGTCTCGATGGACGGTAAGGGACGTGCCGAGTTGATCCAGGCACTGCAAGCGGGCGCGGGGGTACCGGGCGAGTTCTACTCCGAGGGTGCTACCCGTGTAAGCGCGTTCAGCGATGATGCGCCGGACGAGTGACATGGCCGAGAAGCAGTACAAGGGTAGGCGCGTGCGCAACACCCACACGAACAGGTACATGCACCTGGTCGCACGCTACAAGTTCCAGGGCCGTATCGAGGGCATCTATTCTGATGCTTTCGACATGTTCGTGGACGAGTTGGCGAAACGTATCAGACGTGATCAGCAGAACGTCGTCGTGGTCGAGGGGGACACCGGGTCGGGCAAATCGGCTTTCGCCCTGAACCTCTGCGTGGCATTGTCCCGCAAGTTGGGAAAGTCGTTCGACTTATCCAAGGACTACATCTACGCATCGTCCGACCTGTGGGCGAAACTGGCAGACCCCGATGCCGGACCCATATCCCTACTCGACGAGGGTTCGGTCACGATAGCCAGTATGAACGCCACCCGTAAGGACGATAAGGACATCATGACCCTCTTCAACACGATGAGGTCGAGAGGATGGACCACGATCATCTGCAACCCCTCCATCATGCGCATCAACCAAGCCGTGAGGATGGACCACGTTGATTACAAGGTCCGCTGCAACTCCCCGGAGAAACCCCTCATACGTGGGTACGGCCGCGGCTTCTTCCAATGCCGTAAGGCGAACCGCCACGAGTTCAAGAAGGGCGATCCGTTCTGGGAGCTGATATACACGGGGGTATTCGACGATTACCCCGCCAGTCTCAAGGACGAGTACCTGGCAATCAAGAACAGTCACCAGGATGAATTGATGGAAAGAATGGTAAGACGTGCCAAGACCGAAGAGGCCCAGGAGAGGGCGAAAGCGGAGAAGTATCTCAACACTCCCCCCGAGGACCCCTCCCAAAGACCTCCCCCGGCATGGGCAGACGAGGAATGAATATGAGCAGACAGATTATATTGATCGTGGGCAAGAACCGTGCGGAGTTCTGCCGTCCGAAGCCGAAGGATGTGGATGTCAAACATTTCTTCGTGACCCGCAACCAACTCTACAAGGTCTACCCCGACATGTATGTGAAGTGCCGTTGGTACTGGTGCGATGTCGAGGTAGGCACGGACGAGTTCGTGGTCTACCCGGAGAACGGCATCCGTCCCCATATCCAGGCGGGCGCGTACACGAATTTCGACAAACTGATGATGGACATCGACGAGCATAAGATGAGTGCCAACGGAATCCGCAAAAAACCGTTCGGCATGTTGAGCAGCAAGACCGTAAGCCACTTGAAGGACCTGATCCCGTTCGTAATCCTGGGAGCTGTGCTGGCATACGCTTTCCTTTCCAACGGAGGACTGTGAGATGGTTATAGAGGACATACCCGATTGGGCGAAGGACGAGAACGACCCCCCCAGGAGGATGTGGGAGAGAAGAGAGGTCAGGGAAGAGGAATCCCCCGGCACCGGGGAGACCGAAGAGGTCATCAAGGATGACAAGGACCACGGAACCGGACCGTTCGTCGAGGGATTGGTTGATGCGACCGAAGAGACGGACGATGAAGAGGAATCCGAGGACGGGGAACCCGAGGACGATCCCGAAGAGGACGATGAGGACGAGGATATGGGGGAACCCATCGACGGGGATGAAGATACGGACGATGACGGGGATGGTGAGGACGGAGAGGCCGTTGTCGGAACCGACTCCGACGACGATCTGCCTCCGTCGAGCGACACGGCGACCCTCGACACCCTCGTTCCCGCCGAAGAGGGGAATACGGCCATAATTACGACACCCCTAAATCCCGAAAAAGGTACTGATACACCGACCGAGGCTGAAAACCCCCGTAAAAGCCGTTCTAAGAGGCCGTTTAAAGACTGGCTCAACGGAACTCCCGAGAATCCTCTGCCCTTGATGTCTATCCGTGCGAAATTCAAACGTTGGAGGCTGATCCACTTCCACAACCACGTTTGGTTACGCATAATGTCATACGACAAGAACCAGGGCGAGTACAGGATCTACGAGAATCTTATACCCAAGAGCAAGCTGCCCAAGACCGCAGTACACTGTACCAACGAGAAGCATGTTTGGTTCGACAAGCTGTTCGAGATACCCTACGAACCGTGGAAGGACAACGGGTTCGGAGCCATGAACGCATACCTCTACATGAAGGACACGTCCATCGACGAGGCACTGCTCCTGTTGTGGCAGGGTCCCAAGATGAGCATGAGGACGTTGGCGATCATAGGCGTTATCGCGGTCGCGGCAGTGTTCTACATATTCTACATGATGCAGGGATGATACGATGGATGAGTACAAGGGACTGACAGAAGAAGAGATCGCGGCCATGAACATGGATGTATCCGAGGACGATGAGGATGAGCCGGAACACATCATGACCGAGGAAGAACTGGAACAATCCGAGGAATATCGGAATCTTGACGAGGAACAGAAGGGTGCGCTGAAAGGATTGCGCGAGAGGTTCAAGGGCAGGATGGAGAAGGGACAGGCGAAGGCCGCATCCAATTTCCTCCAACGCTGGTCCGAGCTGTCCGGCTATCCCGGTGACTACGACCGCATAGACTACGACAACCCCTACATCCAGTTGGAGTATGCCATGTGCGACCCCAAGACACTGATGAAACTGTCATCGCCCAAGTTGAGGGAGAGCACGCTGGCTACATTCCCCGAAGAAGTCCAAAAGATATTCTACGAGAAGGGTCCGGGCAACTCCAAGGCATACTGCGACACCATCCTGACACCGGGGATGGTCAGGCGCAGCGCGAAAACGCAGATCAGGTACGACCGCAGGATAGCCAAGCGCACGTCCTCGCTGTCGGAGGATGAGAGGGAGAAATACAAGCAGCTCAAAGCCGAGCAGAAGGCCATCAACAAGATGCGCATGAAAGAAGCACGGCTGGCTAAGAAGAGGAACAAGAGGAAGTGACATGGCACAACCCGGACATGCCAACGAAACCTACGAGGAATACATCGAGAAGTTCAAGAATGATCTCATCTAAATCCTTTTAAACGACAACCCACATTCCTTTTACATGCCATATTCCATCGAATACAGAGAGAACAGGAAAACAGTCTACGGTAAAAAATCCTACGATACCCTGGATGATGCCCGTAAAGCCGCAGTCTCCGTTGTCAAGAGGTCCGGAAACAAGACCACCGCCCATATCGTGTACGGCGCGAAGGGGAATGTTGTCGGTCAGGTCGATGCCTACGACAATTTCGGCCCGCCCATCGTCTACGGTTACACTCGCTGGTCCGAGGATGGCGATCCGAAGATATGGAAAATCAACCCCGCGACTGGCAAACTGGTGAAGAACCTCGGCACTCTTGACTACTCGTGGGATTAAAACCATCCTGGGGGGAAACCCCCATCTTTTACCGTCGCAGTTGATTGACCTCTCTCCAAAAACCGTCTATCAGCCGGATATTCATGCGTGCTATGTCGCACGGATGGTATTCGGCATATTTTTCCTCTTTATCCCACACCTGCTTCAATTGACCGTCCACGGGACTGAACAGGCGGCCCATCGTGGCATTGACCTCCGCGCTGCTCGTGTCGTAGGATAATTCTATTCCGTACCGTTTTGCCATCATCTGTGTTCTGATGAGTACCCGGAACACACCCATGCCGAAGATATGGATCCTCTTCAACCCCCTCTCCGCTATCCTGGGTATGGCTATCTTCATGATCTCGTCGAACTGCTCCTCATAGACCTTGCTCCGGGAAAGGATGCAGAATCCTCCGATGCCGATTATGTCCTTACTCCCCCCCCCCCGTCAAAGTGGAAAGGTCGAGTATGTTGTCCAGGCATCCGAGGTATTGGGGAACGGTAGTACCCTGGCATGATAAGATGAGATGTCTCTCCCCCAATCTCTTGCGCTGACCTACAAGATACTCCGCGGCCTTGATCGTATCCTCAACATATTCGTCGCCCGTGTCCGTGTCCACGCGCGCCTTGAACTGGCTCCCCGTCTCGCTCTTCTGCTCGTCCACAAGACGGTCGTAGGACACTATCGCATGCGCCTCCTGGCCCAAACCTTTCTCGAACGTCAGTTGGCGGTCCAACGCTTGCGCGTATGTGAGCCGATCCCCCGTCACGTCCTGGAACGCTCCGCTGTCGAGGATGTACTCGCACGGTGCGGATAACGTGGCCTTATATTTCGGGTTGAGACATAGGAACGGATAGTCCTTCTCGATGTCGAAGGGTTTACCGTTCAATCTGTCATGGCACTTGCTGGCATAATATCTCATTGTCGATCCCTTTTGATTACGGAATTTTAAGGAATTTTAAGGAATTTTAAGGAATTTTAAGAAGGATTGGAGATTCTGCCGAATATCCAATACACGGCCATCAGACACAATCCGTCTATGAGGAGGGTATCGTACATCGTCATGGGTATGCCCAACAAGGACATAGGCAACGCCCTCATACCGAGGTCGGCTCCCCACAGATGGGATACGGCCCACATTATGCCCAGGACCGCCATGAGTACGCAGGATGCGTACCATTCCCGGTTGTCCTTATGGTATTGGACCGTGAGGGCATCCATTATCTCCCCGATCTCCGCAGCCGACTTCTTGACCCATCCATCGTCCGTTCTGATGAGGGATCCATCCTCTCCGCACATATCGTTAAGCACGGTCTCCACGGAGGGGTCTATGTCCTCCGGGGTGAACCCATCGAGGTCGGTCATAGCGACAATATCAGCCACGACAACGGGCGCATCGAACGGGAGGGTATCGACGTACACCTGTGCGACCGGCTGTATGCGCGTGCGTATCTCGTATCTGCGCATCGGGGGAGTCCAATTCTCCATCACCTGAACATCACATCCTCGTCATCCCGGATTATGCGGAACGTCAGGACGGCCTTCTGATTGTTCTTGTTGTCGTTCACGTCCAGGATGTATTCGGGAACGTCCTCGTCCTTGATATGGAGCGACATGTAATTGACAACGGCATCCAGGACCTCCTTAGTCACATTGACCTTATGGTCCTTGTGAAAGTGCTTCTTGCCCTTCCTGACCTCTCCGAGATAGATCTCCCCGTCGTCCAGGCACATGATGTCCAGTCCTACGTCCTTCTTGCTCATCGTATCAACAATCACGGTTCTATTTTATTGGCTTTTGCCCATTCTTCCCACGGATGACCATCAGTCATCAAAATAGCAGGTCTTCATCATCCATCTCGTCGAAGTCTCCGTCCACACCCAATCCGGTAGTGTCGGATGCAGTGTCTATCAGCGCACCCAACATGTCCTCGTAGTCCGTTATCTTCGCATTGGGCGGGTATATGATGTAGATCGTGAACCTTACCGTCTTGGCGGGCATCATTCTCCCCTCCAACGCATCATGACGATTTTCTCGGTCTCTCCGCGCACTTCCCTGTCACAGTTCGGGCATGAGATCACCCACAGCCGTTTCTCGAAATCGTAGTAGTAATCCGGCTCGTCCTTGCAACCGCACCAACTACACGGAGGGACGTTCTCGCCGTCCCCGATGACGTACTCCTCCAGGTCGTGTACGGCCTCCTCATCGGCGTTCATTCCATCACCCTGATACCCATCACGCAGTACCCTTCGGGGATACCGTCGGGGAAATCCTCATGTCCGAGGATGTACGTCACCATGACCTCGACGGCGCGGGATGTGAAGCGGTCACGTTCCTCCGTATAACGGGTCGGGTCGTACTCCCTAAGGCGAAGAGTATCGCCAACCATGAAATCCCTATCGAGCTTGCGTATCTCGAACGTCTTGATACCGTTCCTGACGGCATCGTAGTATTCGGGGTATATCTTCAACGTATGCAGTGTCATTCCTTCTCACCTGTCGTTTCCTCTTTGTCAATCCCGTTCAATCTCCATCATCTATGCCGCGATACTGGACCATGCTCGACCAAACATCGGCATCCATACCGAAACTGATGCTGGTTGCGATCTCGTCTGCATCTTCTTTCGTAGGTGCTTGTATCACCACGTCGTATTCCAGATGGTATAGGTATGCAGTCATTCCTTATCTCTCCTGTCGTTTCCTCTTAACGTCAATCCTATGATGGCCTTGCATCCCGCGCACCGGTATTCGTAGGTCCAGCGCACATTCCCGTCTGCCGGAACGGTCTGCGGGAACGAATCGAACTCTCCGCACCCGCATCTCGGACATGTGAAATACGCCGTACCGTCGTGGTCGGGTAGATATCCATTCCCTCTATCGATCATTTTTCACTCCTTCTCCCGGAAAGCCGCGGATATGGAAAAACGCACGGCATCGTCGATACCCTTCTCCATCCTCCTGTGTACCTCGTCGTGGCACTCCACACACAACCCGATGAGGTTGCACGGATCGGATTCAGTACCCTTGAGGTATCTCGGACGGATATGGTGTATCTCCACGGTCCTGCGTTCCCCGCACATCGCACATACTGGATAGCGCATACGCATGACCTTGCTGACGGGTTCCCACAGCGAACCGAACGTGTAGGTGAAGTCGGGCATCCTTATGCGCGTTCCCGTCGGCTCCGGACCCTGTTTCATACGGTCGATGATCCAGTCTATCGTCCTCTCCTTGTTCATCTCCCTCTCGCGGTTGATGCCGGGGTCCTTGACGTACCAAATCTGGATGTCGTGTTTCAGCTGTTCCCTTATCTCGTCCCAATCATAGATCGTATCCATCTTCATCCCTCTTGGCTTGAATAACGAACATGGCCGCGCAGACTAAGACCGCGACCGCGCCTACAACCAACACTCCCGTCTTATCGAGCCAGTGGTAAATCCAGTTCATACGGAGTACGGTGATGGCAACGACTATGCTCCCGATCCCGATACCCCGGAATATCCCGACTTCCTCTATGTCAAACATCCTTGTTCCTCTCCTTCTCGCGCTCACGCGCCCTGATTTTCTCTAACATCTCGCGGGATTGTTCCAGCATGCGTTCGTATCCGCTTTCGATTGAATCCGAGACTTCACTATCGTATTCGTACATAGTCAGGATGTCGAACACCGTGGGTTCGTTACAATACTGGTTCCTGTCCGTCAATGGACATTCGACCTCATCGGCCAGGCGGTAATGGTCATCCTCGTCGGCATCCTCTGCGGGGATCGGATGGGTGCATAGATAGTCCCCGTCCTCTCCCTATCCGCGATAAGGGCATTTGAATCCGTGACAACATGGGTTGCTCATCTCGTCCTCTCCTTTCAGTATCTTCCGTACCTTTTCATAATCAGTTTGTTCTGCCTTTTGAGTTCCTTCATCTCGGATTTTTTAATGGTCTTGGAACACATATTGACAACGGGTTTTCCATTCTCCTGTTCCTTCTTGTCGGAACCCAGGATTTGCCCGATGAGGATCACCTAGACCGCAATATTGTATATCTCGTCTGCGACCTCTTCGACGGTCTTGGCTCCGTCGGGGTTGTCCTCGGTCAGTCTCATTCCTCCTTGTGTAGTTCTTCTTCGCATAGCACTTCGGACATTTGAGGCCGAGGGACCCGACATACCATCCGTCGTTCTTCGCATCGTTCACTATGTCGCGCTGCACGGTCTCCAGATCGTACATCCATTCCTCGGTCAATCCGCACACGATACATGTCCTGCGGATCCCTATGTATGCCTCCAGGCAATTGTTGCACATCGACTTTTTCAGCATCGTCGCACCTTCGCTCCCGGACCCAGGAACAGATCGTCCATGAGTTTCCTCTTTTCCAGCCAGATTTTCTTCCCCTTGGATGCCGGATATTTCCGGTAGTATTCGGTAAACTCCGACATGTAGATGTCCCTCTCTTCAATCGGACATATCCCGGCGGTCCCGGAGATGTATAATGCGGTCAGAATGACATCATTAAGGGACTCCGACACATAGTAATCGGTGACGAAATACACGCTCTCGTAGTCCTCGCCCGGTTTATCGCGCACCCATGTCCCTACGAGGGTCTTGGCCTTCTCTTCGAGTTTTGCAACGTACTCCCTGCACTCGTCCTCGCAGGTCATTCCTCTCCCTTCCTCATCACTCCCTGTCCGGGGTTGCTCATCGCCGCAAGACACATCTGCAACAGGGACTCGGCATCCCCCAGGTCGGCCATGATGTAGGTATCCGTCTCTCTGACGATCTTCCCCTTGGGGATTTTGACGTACATGTGTTCGTCCGTCACTCCATCCCCTCCTGACAGATGTTGTAGACGTGTTCGCACAACCTCACGGGTATGCGTGCGCGGTCCCTCGCGCCCTTTATCGCCTGTGTTCCGCACTTGCTCCCCCTGGGCGCACGCTCATGGCATGGGTCTCCGTATCTGCACGGGGTCTTGAACCTCGGATTGGGGTGGTTGGTCCATAGATCGGTCGGCTTCATCCTACTATCTCCATACTGGCAGTAGGTTGTGGTGTAGCGCACCATGAACCCATCTCTCTCTCTGTCGAGCATGAACCTCATGGTCCTCAATCCGGCACGGGGATTCTCGATGAAGAAATACTTGGGGGACAGTTCCTCGATGAGTTCCAGCACATGCGCGTTCACACGGTCGCACATCCTCGCATAGTCGGTCTGCGGGTCCAGTTCCCCCGTCTCCTTGTTCTTGCGCCTGTGATGACCCATAGCGGCCACGGAGTAGGAGCTGCAATCCGGGGATGCCCATATCACATCCGGCCTCCCTCCGCACAGTTGGATGCAATCCTCTGCGGTCAGCGAACCGATGTCGGCATGGAGGGTGACATCGAATTGCTCATCCCAATCCACGGTGTAGACCTCCCATCCGTGGGATTTGAACACATCCCCGACGGAGGATGTTCCGGCGAACAGCTCCAACAGTTTCGGCATCTTCACTCCCCCATCCCGACGGTGAAGTCTTTGAATCTCGGACTCCTAGCGCAACCGGTCGTTGCCGCCACGGTCATTATCTCTAGGATCTCCTCTCCGACCTCGTAGACATCGCGCTCGCTCGATCTCGCGCTGTAAGGGCAGTCCGCATAATAATCGAGCCGGGCGACGTATTCCTCGACCCATTCCTCGAAGCTGTATTCCTCGCCATCGATGTAGAACGCCATCTCATCGGGGATATCGTAGCTGGATCCGATGTGCTCGATTACTACTTTCTCGAAGAACATCGCGAAAGTCATGATACCGCGCCCGTATTCCCCCAGGGCCACCCCGTTGTCGGGATTGCTGGCGAAGCGGTAGTCCTCCTCGGAGATGTCGTAGATGGTGACGGTCCTGTCCCTCTTCTCCTCGCGGGTGGAGCGGTCCCACCTGGCGCGGGCCTCCTTCCAGGCGGCCTCCAGAGAGTGGGTGAGGTAGTCATCCTCCGGGATAGACCACGTGGAGATGTCCCTGGTCACGACCGCGAACATCAGGCCGCCTCCTCGTCCTCTTCTTCGTCCTCATACTCATCATATCTAAACTGGCAGTTGTACTCGCGCTCTGTTTGGATTTCCGCATAGTCGATGAATCCGTCACGTGTCTCCAGGATTGTGGACCCCATTCCGTAGGTGTTGCAGCGGGTGTGTATCTCTTCGTCCTCATCCAGTCCTTCCAGCTGTTCAAGGATTGATTCGGCTATCTCGCGTAGGTCTCCAACGGTTGTCATTTTCGATTCCTCTTTTTCACTTGCGCTTCTGCGCTTGTTATTACTCTATATTACTCACATATATTTAATACTTGTCCTAAATCAATCTCCGCGGCCTTTATGCGCGCGCGTGCGGTCTGAAAGTAATTATGATCTATCTCGCATCCGATGAAGCTGCGGCCTTCGAGGACGGCTGCGACCCCGGTTGTACCGGACCCCATAAACGGGTCGAAAACAGTACCGCCCGGAGGACATGAGTTGCGGATCATCGTGCGGATGATCTCCACGGGTTTGATGGTCGGGTGGTTGTATAGCTTCTTGTCCTTGGTGTTCAGGGGGGTTATCCAGTAGGTGTGGTGATCCGCGAATCCTCCGTAGACCTTGACCCCCTTCCCACGGATGAAAAGACAATACTCCGTGTCGGTCAGATATTTGTTGGAGCATGTGGGGATGGGGTTGCTCTTATGCCATGATAGGAGATTGGTGTTGTAGTCCCTGACGGCATCGAGATAGCCACGGATTGCACGCCAATTACCCCACACATAGACATTGGGGGTCATGGACAGACAGTCCTTGAGGACGGCATCGGAAAGACCTTCGGAAAGGGCATCGAGTCCGGAGTAGAACTTCTGCCTTAGATTCCCAAACCCCCCCCCCCTGTTCGACTTAATGTCGTAGGGCGGGTCCATGATGATGAGGTCGGCCTTGACCTTGGGGATGTAGTCGCGGCAGTCCCCCTCGTAGATCGTAACGGTCATTCCTTCACTCTCCTGTTCCACTTATCAATCAATTCACCGCGCGCGGATGTTTCACGGCTCTCATACCCCTCCAGGATGCACCCGTTGTCAGGATGTACGAGCATATAACGATGGGATTTTATGAGTTTATAATTCCTGACCGCTATGCTCATCTCACAATTACAGAACGGACACAGTTTAAGGTCGGTCATTCTTCCCGCCCTCCTACGCTTGTACGGGCAGTCCAAAGGGTCATGGTCGAGGTCGCAGATTATCTCCTCGCCGCGGACCCCGGAGTTGTAGGAACAGTCGTCGCAGTAACTCATTCCTCTCTCCTCCGTAGGATGACAACCTCATCGAGATCGTGGAGGATGAGTACCCTATCCCCCACGTTTATGGGTCCGTGGTCCTCGTATTCGTGCAACGAGAAAGCCTCGCATAGATGCCCTTTCGAGGTGAACAGGTCGCGGTCGAGCAACATGGATTCACATTCCTCCGTGCCGTCGTAGGTCAGCATCTCTCCGTTCACGTCCCGCCAGATCATCGGTTCACCTTCAACCCATAACGCTTCAGCTCCTGGGTGAGCCTATCGTTGATGTTTCTAAGCATTTCAGCCGTTTCGTAAATCTGGTCGATTTCCTCATCCGATGCTATGCCCGGACACGATTCCAGGTCATAGGCGAGAGCATGTAGGTTGTCGATGACGATTTCAGTCATCCCGATTACACATCCTCTGTAGATCTTTTCATTATCTGTAAGCTTCCTATCTGTCATTCTTTTACCTCCTGTATGACTTCCAAATCGCTGATATTATACGTTCTTTCTAACGTAGCGAGTTCTGCCCTTGACAGACACATCTCGACGGCTTTATGATGACCTTCCTCGCCCATCCAAATGAATTTTCCCGTAGGACCGTTCCCACAATATGCCATCTCTTTTACATCAATGTTCAGTGTGACCTCCACGTTAATATCCGTTTTTATAACGATTATCATTCAATCACATTCCTCATCCTCTTCTCCGTCCGAGTAAGGACATTCGCTGCACGACATAGGGGTTCCCTCGGAGATGAAAGGACAGATCATGGACGGACATTGACAGGCCATATCAATCATCCGTCCAGTACCATATAGACAGTGTTGCTTCGGGATCGGTCGGGTGTTGGATAATCTCCCTGCGGGCCATCCTGTATTTCATGAACGTGTGGAGCTTCTTGGACACGGCCACCCTCCT